TTCGAGTTGTTTGTGGTCCCGCTCCCCCACCATAAAGGATTTTGAGCTCGTTCCAGATTCAAATGCACATTCGTGCAACCTAACCTGCTGGACCAGGCTGGCGATGTGTCAACATCTACATATAACACGCAACTTGTTTATGCAATGCAACATTAGCAACCGCTCCCCATAGCAAGCGATGTCCACACCCGTGACGGAGCGCAGTCACAGGATTCGCCTGGCGTGGTTTAATTGGTGATGCATTGTTGTTTTATTGTTGTTCGACAAATAGAATACGATTAAGCATAACGGGTGATGTAGATAACTGTATAGTTGGTGGTGCCGGTAATTGTTGGATTGGCTACAGTAACGGTCGCCACTGAGGACGGATCGCTTAGTAGGACCCCAAATGTCGTGAACATTTTGTTCAGCACACCGGCACCAGCAGTGAGGGCAGTAGAATGGTCAGTGGTACTCATACCACCCAGACCTGTGGCGACACAATTAGTGCATGTGACAGCACCTGCCGAATATGCAGTAGCAGACCCCTGATACATAACTGTGACCACAAACTCACCTAACAATCCGATTGGGAAGGTGAGCGTGTTGTTCACTGCTGAGCATGCAATGACACCATTGTTATACAGTGCAGCTGTGCCCAACGGATGGGTTGCATCAGATGTACCATACAGTGTTGTGGAGATAACATCGGTGGAAACACTGGAGGTGATATTGGGCTTTGAAAGCTCAATCTCATATGTGACCCACAGATCACCAACAACATTGCCATCGGCCGGCATTCCCTGTGTAGCTATGAACGTTTTGCCGAGATCATACATCATCGGCGTTTCGCCACTAGGAACAGGAACAGTGCGGATATAATGAGTCATGAATGGGTTTTCGCGAGGTGAGCACTCGATCGGATGGCAGAACGCCTCCGATGGTGCGGCTTCACTTGCCCAATATTCATTCATCATTTCTGCTTTACTGGCCGGTGAAGCATCATTGGCACGATAGGTGGTCTGAATCATCACAGTTCCCAATGCTGGATTGGTGCCACTAACCGCAATACCACTACTGGGAATGTAATGAAACACCATACCTTTGATTCTATACTGCTGAAACCTGTGGGCTAGACCGCTCAACCATGGAAAGGTGTTGGTGTCACCAGGTTGCAGTAGAAAGAACCTACCGACATTGAACGCCTGCGAACCAGTGACGGATGTGAGGAACTCCTTATGGCGCACGGTGATAGTCTGGTTACTTGAATGCATTGCTGGAATCACGCCACTGGAGGTCTGTTTAACCAGTGAATTACCAGAAACGGTATAGTCACCCTGACCTAGCCACTTACTGATAAGTGCCCCTAAGCCTGTGCCAACCGTGGTACCGAGCGCTGGAGGAGCACCCAGGTAAGAACCTAACGCTCCACCACCGATGCCTCCCACAGATCGCAGCATCCGACCAATCGCAGTTATCTCTTGCTGCGCGTTTTGCTTCTTCGTTGTATTTTTCTGATTTTGTGGTGCAGCCTGTAACCGCACCTTGATAACCTTCTTTTTCTGTGATTTTACCATATTGTTGGAACTCACGACTCATACAATGGACTATTGTATTAAAGACAGCCCGGGCACTGTCCGTACAATATCAAGAGGGAGTGGAGTCGAATCAACCCACTCAAGAACACCACCGTTATAATAGCGTTCCATCTCAACCTGCTCGTCTGGCAAAATTCCGAATGCGTAATAATACGACACTCGCGCCTTAGCAGACACGGTAGCAGTTGACACACCTCTCATATGGTAGAGTGTGGACTGATTGTGAAACACAGCCTGTATAACACCTTCAGTTGCCTCACCATACCTATCCATTAATGAGTAAAAGGACTCATGAACAGGAACACCACTACACAAGATCCTACCACACTGACCAACAGCGCCCCACCATCGTTTCATGGCTTTCTCGTTGGGTATGGGTAGTAGACACATAGGATCCTTCATCAGTACAGCGCGTACATTACGCACCATACGCCACCCAGTCGATAACTCAACCGGGTGGGTCTGACAAAACTCGAGCTTCTCAAAATCATGTACTGGAGGCTCAACTGTCATGGCAAATCCGCGCTTGCGAAACCATGCAGGAACACTACCCAGCAACATGTCGACGTGTTCGCGTTCAACTATCAACACGCAGTCGTCACCATTATTGGCGAGTTCTGCCATCACATTGTGTTGACGGATGAACGCCCACACGAGAGCGCACATAATAATGCAGTTACCGAGGGAGGTATTCAAATCACCGGAGGACCGCGTGCCATCCATTTTGAATTTTACCTTGCCATCGGCTGCATACGCTGTTCCTTCATTCTGCAATTGCCACATGAGCAGCTGCTCCAATTCGTCGTTCCCGGGAAACAACAATTTGTAGAAGGAATGTTCGTATGCAAGGGCTTCAGTACTCACATGCATGTCAAACTTGGTGGCATCCAACCCAATTCCGACAGGGCGCTTAAAAAGCGACCACTTGTCGTGCAGGATTTTAGCAGCCATATCGGCATTATATCCTTTGATGACAGTAGCACGTGTACGTCCACCCCACGCTTTATTGATCGCTCTGAAAAACCGATGCTCGGCATGCTTCAAGTACCTGCCAAGATGTAGGTTGTATCTAGGTGATCTAGGGTTAATAACCCGTGGTGGTTTTGACACATCTTGTTTCTCAAACTTTACAAACGACTTGAGACGGGAGTCCGTTCGCGACAACCCTCTCTCATAAAGAGAGTTACGTGCCTGTTCATACAGCCTACGCTTCGGGCCGCGGTATGCTTGGACAACTTCATCCAACGATAACACGGGCAAATGTGGCATATATGACATCACTAGCCGCCTAAACTCAACCAACTCAGTAGTTCGATAAGCTTGAATCGACACATCAAACGCGGGCCTAAAGCCTTCCCCATCCTTACACAAGAAATATCTCTCAGTAAAGGCGCGTTCAATGGTGTCGACATCATTATTATACACACCAAGATTATGATCCGGACCGAGACCGGTGGTAATCATAAACTGGCGTGTCTTTGCAGTCTGCCCATTGCGAATCACAGACAACTCGCCGCGACACTTCTGCCGACGTAGCACAGATAGTGCTGGATCAACAGTAGTGGATTGGCCAGCGACACGAATTGGGCGACCCTAGCAGACCTCAAGTGTGGACGTGCGTTCCTTCTCCTCAAAAACGCGCATCCACCGAGGTGCACGCAACCGGGTCTTCGCAACACGTTCGAAAACGTCTTCTGTGAAAAATGCATTTAGCACAAACTGCAAATGTGACGCAACATCAACATCACGCACGCCGTGCTCACGGCACACTTCAAGGTACTTGCGTTGAATGAGCAACAAATTAGCGTCAGTTCGCGCAAGTACTCCAAGGCGTGCCCGTAGGTGCACTACCACAGCAGCAGCAAACTTGGGTATAACCCTTGCTGGCTGAGTGGTGGCAGCACGCAGAACACGGCCACGTGTGACAGGGTTAGGGCATTCGGGTTCAAAGGCATCGTCTGCATCATCATCGTGGCACCGACTAATAAAATAGCCTGTGTCACAAATATCATGCAACACTGTCTCAAGACAGCTCGGATGCTTACTGTACCCATGGGTCACCCGCATTTCTTTGCGAATTTCCTCCCTAATTTCACAATCCTGCCGATAGTTGCCAACCTCAGTGGTGTCAACACAACAAAGCACCTGGAACAATGAATTGTCCATGTGCAAGTCGTACCAACACCGCCGTAACCGATTCCAAGCCTTCCTCCATGTGGACAACATGGGTGTCGCTGTTCCAGCTAATCGGATGTCATTGGTTGTGGCCATGGTAAGATACAAACTAAATTGTGGTTCTTTGCCCGGCCAGGGTGCCTGAGAGGGAGACGGCTCTCCGTAGGTCACTACGCTGACCCACTATCACGGCCGTGGTGACAGGTGCTAAACTGCCCGACGCTCGGTAACCACGGCAATCCCATCCCCTATAAGCCACAGGTGGGATACTTTTATATCTGTTTCAGCCCAGAGCCTCGGCATACGCACTGGGTATTCAACACTACGCATGACCTTGGGAATTTCCACTGGAGTACCGG